GCACTCCTGTACGACAGGCTCACACCTCAAAGGAAACGCAATGAAGAAATTCATATGTAAGCTTATTTCAGAAATCATCCATTACGGTCTGATATCAAGCCTGATATTAGCTGTAGTAACGGAGAATAATAGTCTCCTGAATATAACAGCCGCAGCATTCTGGATAATCATTTTCCTCGCTTGCTTCTTTGGCTCCGCATATTTAGTTATTTCTTATGGCATTAAGCATTTGAAACATTCGAAGCATGAGAAAGCCAGGGGTGACGGCGTAGCAGCATTAGAGCGATTTTCTGAGCAGAAGAATATTTTTTCCCGCATGTGGAGATGGTTACGCCTCGCCGTAGTGACCTCGTTTCTTGCGTATGGCGGCTGGGTGTTTACGGCCGTGTGCTATGTACTGGCGTCTTTGTTCGTCTGCCTGTGCGCTTCGCTCGTTCGTGACAATCTCAGTAAGTTCAATGAGCAACCCGCACAGGCGATGGCATGAATACTACTATCTGTATAGCCAGCGGCCCGTCATTGACGGCTGAGGATTGCTTACTGGCTACAAATTCGGGACTCCCGGTTATCGCAGTTAATTCCAGTTGGGCGGCAGTGCCGGGCTGTCAGTATGTTTACGCTGCCGATTTCAGCTGGTGGGAGAAATATCACAGTGACGTTCCATCAGGTGCACAGCGGTGGACCAGTAGCGTTTCCGCAGCACACCGCTTCGGGATTAATTACTTCCCCCACCCGGACAACAAATCGTTCAATTCCGGGCTACGTGCAATTCAGCTTGCCATCTGGCTGGGTGCGCGCCGCATTCTGCTGCTTGGATATGACTGCTGTATCGAGGCTGGATCACACTGGCATGGTGATCATCCGGCGGAGCTGAAGAGCCCTGATAATTCCAGCGTAGCACGCTGGCATGCTGAATATTCCCGTCTGGTCATGACGTCCGGCAACACTGAAATACTGAACTGTTCGCGCCGTTCGGCGCTGGCTTGCTTCCCGCTTTCAACCATTGAGGCTGCATTACATGCCTGAAAAACTTTACTTCGACGGGATGCATGGCATCGGAGACAACATTAACCAGCGTTGTTTTATTAAAGCGCTGGAGGCCCGTGGTCACGAAATCTGGCTTAAAACGCCATTGCCAGAGATTTATGCCGGTATTCCTAATCTTCATTTTGTTCGCTCTGGTACTACGCTACGCACCCAGAAAAAGAACGAGGATCGTACTTCCGTGAAGTTTGAACCTATGCCTCACGGTATTCCGCGGAAACGTATTTTTTACGGCAATGATCATCTGCAGAAAGGAAGCATATTTGACGCGATGGAAAAGCAGTTCGGTATCGCGCCGGCTGAAATGGATCTGCCGCATTATGAGTTGCCTTTTATTGGTATCCCTGACGGCAAGCCGGTAGCGTTGATTCGACCGACCATTGAGCGCACCGAGTGGCATAACGCCAGTCGCGGCCCGCTGAATGAATATGTTGACGTAGTGGCACGACTGCTGGCGCAGAAAGGCTGGCATGTTATCAGTATTGCCGATACCGAGCCGGGGCAAGAATGGATCCCCGACGTTGAGCCGCTGGCGCATCAGAAATTCCATCGCGGCGAACTGACAATTTCCGGGATGCTGGCGCTGGTGGCGCGAGTTGACATTGTTCTGACCGGGCCATGCGTCATCATGCACGCTGCACTGGCATACCAGCGGCCGATGATTTGCCTGGCTGGTGGTAATGGTGCCAATAACCATCATCTGAAGGTGACGGATCCGCGCTGCTGTGACCTCAGTAATGCGCTGTTTATCTACCCTGATAATTATTGTCGCTGTCAGGAAATGAAACATGACTGTAACAAAACCATCAGCAACCTTAGCGCCCGTGTATCGCCATTTATCGATCGTATTTACACCCGCATGAAAGCGGAGGCTGTATGAATGCATTCACACAAGAGCTGAAATCCGGGCTTGTATGGCTGCCAGAGATTGGCATGGGGCGTTTCCCTGTACCAAAAGACAGACCCTACGATGAAAGCTATTTTTCCCGCTATCAGAGCATGGCTGATACACCGATGGGGCAGCAGCTGACGGCTGCCCGAGTCCAGTTTGTGGCACGACACTATCAGGGACCAGTGCTGGATGTGGGGATCGGTTCAGGCCAGTTCGTCAGTTGTTATCCTGGCGCGCTGGGCTTTGATGTTAATCCGGCTGGGGTGGAGTGGCTGCATAAACGTAATGCTTATGCCGATCTGTACGCCAGCCGCTGGCGGGCGCTCACTATGTGGGATGTGCTGGAACATATTGATGATCCAGAGCGCGCAGTACATCAGGCGAAAGAATTCGTTTTCGTTTCTCTCCCAATTTTTGAGGGCGCTGAGCACATTCTTTCTTCTCGCCATTACCGGAAAGACGAGCACATCTGGTACTGGACGCACGAAGGGTTACTGAAATGGTTTAAAGCGCAAGGATTCACCTGCGTTGAGCACAACACCATTGAAAGCATACTGGGGCGGGACGGTATCAGTAGCTACGCATTTTACCGCACTTGATGGGGGTCGAATGGCTGACCTGAATGATTTATCTCGCCAGTTGGAGGCGATAAAGAAGCAGATACCGTTTGCCACTGCGCGGGCGCTGACGAGCGTTGTCAGGCAGATACGCGATGCTCAACAAACGGCCATGAAACGCCGGCTGGAAAACCCAACTCCCTTTACCGTCAATTCTGTTCGTGCTGCAGGTGCGACAAAAAACAACCTTGTTGCCCGCGTGTTTGTGATGGATACCGCTGCCGCGTATCTGGATCCGTTTGAGTCAGGTGGCGTACATCATCTGAATGGTAATGCGCTGTTGAACCCCAAGAATGTCCGCCTTAACAAATACGGCAACCTGCCGCGTCGAAAGCTCGATCAGCTGAAGTCGAAACCCAATGTTTTTATTGGCAAGGTCAATGGCGTTAGCGGGGTCTGGCAACGGAAGAAGCCGCCAAAATCAAAAGGTAAGCGTCGCCAGAAGCGCGCAACCAATACAACCCGCAAGCCGCCTAAAATGGGCTCTGTAAAGCTGCTGATTCGCTTTGGTGATGCCCTGCCGGTGCAACCTGTGCTGGGGTACATGGACAGGGCCAACACCATGGCGAAGGTGCTGCTGCCACAGGAAATTCAAAAGGCTCTGGCCGAGGCGATGAGGACAGCGAAGTGAGGGGCTCAAATCGTTTTGGGTCCTTCCTGAGGGGCAAACAACACGGGCATTGCGCGCGCCCGGGTTTTCACTAGCTATGAATTTTTGAAATTTGGGTAACAGGTAACAACCAGGGTAACAGATGAATCAGTCAGAATTCGCAAAGTTGCATGGCGTCAGCCGAAAGACGGTTACGGCGTGGAAGGCCCGTGGCTGGCTGGTTCTGGACGGTGATGAAATCGATGTGGACGCATCAAACGCCATGATCGAGCGCTACCGAAAAACTGTTACCCAGGATGAGAAAAAAGCGCCGGGTAACAGCCAGGGTAACAAAAAGGGTAACACGTCAGGTAACAGGCGAGGTAACACCCGCAAGGGTAACAACCATCGGGAGGAATCGCCGGCAGCGATCGCCGAGCGGATAATTGCAGAGTCGGGAGTGACCATGACCCGCGACGAAGCTCTGACGATGAAAGAAAACTATTTTGCCCTACATGCGCAGCTCGATTATGACGTTAAGGCGGGAAAGCTCTTACCCTGGCAGGAGATGGTTGATGAGGTCGCCCAGGAATACGCACGAATGCGAACCCGTCTGATAGCGCTGGCCCCGGAACACGGTCCACGTCTGCGGGCTCTGGCATCAACCACGGACGATATCGAATTTGTGGCGGCGCTGCAGGAACTGATTTATGAGGCGCTGAATGAACTTGCCATCGACAGTAAAGACGGCCCCGAAACAACAGTTCAGTAGTGCTCTCAGGAAAGCCCGTGAGGTTATACAGCCGCCGCCGGTCATGTCACTCAGTCAGTGGGCCAATACCTACGCGGTTCTCTCGCGTGAGACGAGTGCCCAGACAGGTAAATTTCGCTCATATCCGTATCAGAACGGGATAATGGACGCCATTACGGATCCACGGATCACATACATTTCAGTAATGAAATCAGCTCGTGTGGGCTATACCAAAATACTCGATCATGGTGTGGGATATTACCTGGCGCACGACCCGTCACCGATTCTGGTGGTGCAGCCACGGGTGGAAGATGCTGAGGACTACAGTAAAACGGAGATCGCGCCCATGTTGCGTGATACCCCCGTGCTGGCGGCTATTTCCGGTAATCCAAAGGCGAAGAGCAGTAACCAGACCATCCTCAAGAAGACGTTTACCAACGGCGCTAACCTGACGCTGGTGGGGGCCAATTCACCTGGCGGTTTCCGTCGTATTACCTGCCGCATCATCCTCTTTGATGAGGTGGACGGTTATCCGGCTGGTGGTGCCGGGGCAGAAGGGGATCAGATTGCGCTCGGTACCAAACGTTCAGAGACGTTCTGGAACCGAAAAATCGTGCTGGGCTCGACCCCCACGGTTAAAGGGATCAGCCGTATTGAAAAAGCTTACCTGGATAGTGATCAGCGGCGTTTCTTTGTTCCCTGTCCACACTGTGGCGAATATCAGGTGCTGGAGTGGGGAGGCAAAGACAAGCCTTACGGTATCAAATGGGAAAAAGACAGCAGCGGCATTGGCCTCCCTGAAACCACCTATTACCTCTGCCGGCACAGCGGCTGTGTGATTGTTCACAGCGATCTGCCCGGGATGCTGGTCAAGGGGGAGTGGCGTGCTACCGCACCATTTCGCAGTCATGCAGGGTTTCATATCTGGACAGGGTACAGCCCGCATGCTAATGCAGCGTGGCCGCAGCTGGTGGCTGAATGGCTGAGGGTTAAAGACGATCCCCTGATGCGTCAGACCTTTATCAACACCACGCTGGGTGAACCCTATGAAGATGCCGGCGATATGGCACTGAGCGAGCGAAGTCTTGCCGCCCGTGCTGAAATCTGGCCCGCGGAAGTTCCCGACGGAGCCGTAATACTGACGGCAGGCGTGGATACACAGGATCATCGTTTTGAAATTACTGTCACCGCCTGGGGACGTAACGAAGAGTGCTGGATTGTCGCTCACGATATGATCCTGGGTGACCTGGAAACAGAGGAACCCTGGCTGCGTCTGGACGCTTACCTTAAACAGATATGGCGGCGCGCCGACGGTCGCGGGTTTACTCTGGCGGCTGTCTGCCATGACTCCGGTGGTCACCATACCAACAAAGTGTATGAATTTTCGAAAGAGCGTATCGGGCGGAAGATCTGGGCGATAAAAGGGGAGTCGGCTGTCGCGGGTAAACGTACGCCAGTGTGGCCGACGCGTAAGGTCACCTCCCGGACAAAATCCACGTTTAAACCGGTTATTCTCGGCGTTAACTCCGCCAAAGATGATATTCGTCACCGTCTGCACCTCAGCCCTCCGGATCCCGGGCAGGCTGCAGCGGCCTATATCCATTTTCCTGACTTTCTTGACCTGGGGTATTACAGCCAGCTTCTGGCGGAAAGCCTGGTCACCAAAATATCAGGTGGTCAGAAATACCGTGTCTGGAAACTGCGGCCGGGACGAGCCAACGAAGCGCTTGACTGCCTGGTGTATGCCTATGCAGCCCTTAAAGGTCTTATGCACCATGGCCTGCGCCTGAATGCGCTGGCGGACGCTATCCAGAAAGCACCGGAACGGCTGATTCCGGCACCTGCAGAGCCGGAAGAAAAAACAGACCTGAGTGAGCCCGGTGCGGTGATCCCGGTGTCGAAAAAACCAGGAAAGCGACGTCTGTCGCAGATGCTTCCTTAAGGACCTCCATGTACAGATATAACCCTTCCGAAAGTATTTTTGCGGGGATGACCCGTGCGCAAAAACAGCAGGCACTGACTAACGCACAACAGGCATTGCTGGATCTGATGAGTGGAGAAAAGGGAGTCACCTTTTCGTATACGCAGGGGGATGGCACCCGCTCCGTGACGTATCAGCAAACCAGTATGTCAGATTTGCGAATGCTGATCCGTCAGCTGCAGGCAGACCTTGGCGTGATTAGCCGGCCGCGCCGGCCAGCGAGGTTCAGATGGTGAAACAGATTCAGTTTCTGGACAGGGATGGTCATCCGCTGCCGCCGTCCCGCCCTAAACTGCGGGGCCTGAACGGTTCCGGCCGTGTTTCCTACGATGCGGCGGATTCATTCAGCGATCATCTGGTGAACTGGCAGCCGTGGCTCTGGTCACCAGACAATGAGATCAATATCTATCGTGACCGTATCGTTTCCCGCGTCAGGGATATGGTACGTAACGATGGCTGGGCCGCCGGCAGTGTTACCCGCATTCTGGATTCGTCCATCGGAGCCAGCTTCCGTCCCCTGCTGCGCGCTGACTATCGTGCGCTGCGACATATCTCTGGTAATAAAGCGTTTGATGCCACCTGGGCGGATGATTATGGCCGTGCGATTGAGGCCGCGTGGCGAACCTGGGCCGATGACCCGAACCGCTATTGTGATGTTGAGCGGAAAAAAACGGTGACCCAGATGCTGCGTACCGGTTTCCGGCACAAGCTGATCGATGGTGATGCGCTGGCGGTAATGCATTACCGGACAGAGCGACTCGCGCCGGGGAAAGCCCGTTATGCGACGGCGGTGCAGCTGGTGGACCCGGACCGGCTCAGTAATCCCCAACAGCAGTTTGACCTGCCGCATATTCGTGGCGGCGTGGAAATTGATGATGACGGCGTTCCCGTGGCCTATCACATCCGTAAGGCGCATGCCGGGGACTGGTGGAGTGGTGAGGAAACCATGTCATGGGAGCGTATCGATCGCGAAACCCCATGGGGTCGGGCGATCGTTATCCATGATTTTGATGCCGACCGCGCGGGGCAGCATCGGGGCAGTAGTCTGTTCGCCCCCATTGTGCAGCGTCTGAAAATGCTGACACGGTACGACCAGAGCGAACTGGAAGCGGCCATTCTGAACGCTGTCTTTGGTGCCTATATCACCTCACCTTATGACGATCAGATGGTTGAGGCCGCGCTGGATGCATCCGGTGACACCCCGCTGGGGGCTTATCAGGATCTGCGTGTGGAATTTCATAACGATCGACGGCTTTCGCTTCAGAGTGGTTCCCGTCTTCCCATACTGGCCCCCGGCGAAGACATTACGACGGTCACCGCTGCCAGGCCAAACAGCAACTTTGCTGCGTTTGAAAGCGCCGTTTTACGTAATTGCGCAGCGGCGATCGGGATTTCCACCCAGCAACTGACGCAGGACTGGTCTGACGTTAACTACTCCTCGGCCCGTGGTGCGATGCTCGAGGCCTGGAAGACGCTGACCCGTCGCCGTGATGATTTTGCGATCGGCTTTGCCCAGCCCATTCTGATGAATTTTACTGAAGAGCTGCACTCCCTCGGCGAGGTGCCGTTGCCTGCTGGTGCGCCGGACTTTATCACCGCCCGGGCGGCCTATTCCCGTGCCCGCTGGATGGGACCCGGTCGCGGCTGGGTCGATCCGGTCGCAGAGAAAAAAGGGGCCATTCTGGGGCTGGATGCAGGGCTGTCCACGCTTGAGATGGAAATTGCTGAGAACGTGGGTGAAGACTGGGAAGAGTTCCTCGATCAGCGACAGAACGAGGTGGAGGCATGCCGTAAGCGTGGTCTGCCTCTTCCTTCCTGGCTGCAGGCCGATCAGTTTGCTCAGGACACCATTAAGGAGCCGGAAACAAAATGAATTTACCCCACCTGGCGCAGCGGCTGTTTAACACGCCGCTGGCGCTGCATCCCCGAAAAGCGGAAATAGTAATGGCCGCGCTGGCTGAACGGTTTGGCATTGCGCGTGTCACCCGGGCCGGTGCATGGGATTTTGATGAAGACGAGGATTTTTCCCGGTCTGCCCGTGAGGACTGCGGGTATGACAATCTGGAGGGGATCGGTGTTATCCCGGTACATGGCACGCTGGTACAAAAACTTGGTTCCCTGCGGCCTTATAGCGGGATGACAGGTTATGACGGTATCCGTCATGCGTATCTGTCCGCGCTGGCTGATCCGGATGTGAAAGCCATCTGCCTGGATATTGACTCACCAGGTGGAGAGGTCGCGGGGTGCTTTGATCTGGTCGATGAAATCTATCATGCCCGCGGTGTGAAGCCGGTACATGCCATTCTGACCGAGTGTGCCTACTCAGCAGCCTATGCTATAGCGAGCGCCGCCGATCGTATCGTGGTTCCGCGCACCGGCGGTGTGGGCTCTATCGGCGTTATCGTCATGCATGTGGACTGGTCGCAGAAAATCAAAAGTGACGGTCTGCAGGTCACCATCATTACTTATGGTGACCGGAAGGCAGAAACCAATCCATGTGTGCCGCTCAGTGATGTGGCCCGTGAATCCCTGCAGGCTGAAGTGGATGCAATGGGCACGCTGTTCGTGGATACCGTTGCCCGTAACCGCGGGATAAGTGACGACATTATTCGTAAAACCCAGGCCGCCTGTTTTATGGCCCCTGACGGGGTCAGGCTGGGGCTGGCGGATGCCGTGGCTGCGCCTGATGCGGCCTTTAATGAACTGATGAAATTAGCAGGAGTATAAGTATGGCTAAAAAAATGTCCCGATTCGCCCACCTGATTGGTTTGCGCGCGGTGGAGGAAGACGAAGACGAGCGTGATGAAAACGCGCAGGAAGAGGACGACGACAAAAAAGCGAAGAAGGCTAAAAGCCGGAAAGCGGAAGACGAACAGGATGACCCGGGCGCCGAAGAGAACGATAACGACGATCCGGACGCTGAAACTGATAATGATGACCCGGACGCCTCAGAAGATGATGAGGATGAAGAAGGGGCTGAGGACGGTGATGACGATAAAGACGCTAAAGCGGTGAAACAGGGCCGTCGCGCTGAGCGCCGTCGATGCGCCCGCATTTTCAGCAGTCAGCATGCGGCAGGCAACCCGGCACTGGCCGCTGCGCTGGCGTTTGAAACCGGCATGAGTTCTGCGCAGGTTATCAAAGTGATGTCCTCTGGCGGTGCACCTGCGCCGTCCGCGGCAAAACAGTCACGTATTTCGCTGGATGAGCGCATGGCCAGTGTCAAAACTATCCAGCTGGGGCGGGATAAAAAACCGGCTGATGCCGGCACAGCTAAAGGGCGTGCCGGCGTTATGTCTGAATTGTATAACCGTGTTAAAGGAGTGAAAAAATGACCCAGATTAATCAGGTTGGTCAGAACACCTGGGGGCCTGAGTTCCGTCAGGATACCTTTATTCCTGATCAGTTGATTGCGGGCCCCCTGCAGCTGGTGACGGAGACCATTACCATTGCTGCCGGCGCACAATACGTACGTGGTACGGTGCTGGGGCTGATTGACGCGAGCGGCGAATACACCCTGTGCGTGAAGACGGCGAGCGATGGCAGCCAGAATCCGAGCGCGGTGCTGGTGGATAATGTGGATGCCACGGCCGGGGAAGTTCGTGCCGGCGTGTACCTGATGGGGGAGTTCAATATTCACCGCATTACGGCGGATGCCTCCTGGGCGCCTGCCACGCTGCGCAGCGAAATGCGCAAATACGGCCTGTTCCTGAAAGACGCTGATACGGCACCGCTGGCTCCTGAAGTGCCCAGCAGTTGATCCCGCACCTGTAATCCCCCTTTTTAAACGCTGATTGCCCTGACGGGCTGGGCGTCGTGCATCCTGAATCTATGGGAAAGACCTCATTATGAATGAACAAAACATGACTATTTTTGACACCGCGACGCTGGTTGGCGTGGTGCCTAACCTGATGACCTCGCAGAACTGGCTGCTCGACCGCTACTTTCCTAACGTGGTGACCAGCGACACTGAATTTGTCTCTATCGATGTTGATGTGGGTCTTCGCCGTATGGCGCCGTTTTGCTCTCCACTGGTGGAAGGCAAGATGGTTGAGAGTCGTCGTTATCAGACCAACACCTTTAAACCGGCGTATATCAAGGACAAGCGTGTGCCGGATCTGCGTAAGCCCATTCGCCGCCAGATTGGCGAGCGCATTGGTGGTGAATTTACTGCTGCTGAACGTGAAATGCTCAATATTCAGTTTGAGATGGAGGATCAGATCGACAACCTGAACCGCCGTCAGGAGTGGATGGCGGCCAGCGCACTTTTTAACGGTACGGTCACCATTGAGGGCGACGGGTTTGAAACGACCGTTATCGATTTTGGCCGCGACAGTGAACTGACGGTCACCCTCAGCGGTAGCGATAAATGGCCAACATCGGTTCCGGCGGGTCAGACAAACACAAAACCGACAGATGATATCGAGGAATGGCAGACCCGTATCCTGCAGAAGTCCGGTTCCGTGCCCACGGATCTGGTTTTCACTAACACATCCTGGAAGGCATTTCGTCTCGATACCACTATCAAAGATAACGCCATCACCTTCCCGGCACTGAGCCCGTTCGGTAACCAGGTGAACGCCGGGGCGCAAATCCAGAAAGGGGCGGTCTACAAAGGTCGCTGGGGTAACTTCGATCTGTGGCTCTACAACGACTGGTTCATCAATCCGATTAATAACCAGGAAGAGCCGATGATCCCGGATGGCGCTGTTCTGATGACCGGTGCCGAACTGATGGGGACGCGCGCTTACGGTATGATCCTCGACCCGGCTTTCAACTATGGCCCGATGGCCTACGCGCCGAAAACCTGGCTGCAGGAAGACCCCGCCCAGCGCATCCTCCTGATGCAGTCCGCGCCGATCGTCATCCCGAGCCGTGTTAACGCAGCACTCTGTGCAACGGTGGTGTGATTATGGCTAAAACAGTAAAAAACACCGGCGCTCAGGTGGTGCCGGTTCTTTCTGAAGAGGAAGAAAAAGCGCTGACCATGGCGGGAACTGAACCTGATGGCGACCTCCTGTCTGTTGATGAGGAGGATGTTGAGGCAACCGACGAGGGTGACCATATCCCTGAAGGGGATGACTTTAACGACGATGACGATGGGGGAGAAGATACAGACGACACCGACGACGAGGATGGTTTGCTGGTCGTTGTCTGTAAGGGGCACACGCTTTACCACGACGGCAAGAAATATCCGCAATCTCATCGTCTGCGGATGCGTGCGGAAGATGCCAGCCGGCTCCTGAAACGGGGTGTTGTGGTGAAGTTTGACGACCTGTTGAAAAAGGTCTCAGGTCATGCCGGTTAACTGGGACCGGCACCTGCTGACTCCGCTGGAGAAAGTCTTCGCGGAGCCGGGGAACTGGCGTCCCCGGGACGGAAGCGAACCCTACGATATAGCCGGCATTTTTGACCGGGCCTATACGCAGGATATTGCTCCGCTGGATGATGGTGATCCGACCATCAACACCACCAGTCCGGTGCTGGGTGTGCGTGATGCTGTGTTTCGCGTCCCTCCCGTCCAGGGCGATCGCCTTTTCCTTTACCGTGATAATCGTGTTTATGTGGTATCAGACGTTCAGCCTGACAGCCACGGCGGCACGAAGCTCATTCTGAACCGGGTTAAATCATCATGAATGCCTCAGGAATCCGCTTGCTGGTGGTATCAGCCCTGAAAGGGCAGACACTGGCAGAGGAGCGGGTGTATTCCCCCCGGGACTGGCCCACAACATCACCGGATTATCCGGTATTACTGGTCCAGACTCCTTACGATGAAAAGCAGTCAATGGGGCGCAACGCGCCTCAGTTCACCACTGTCACCACTATCCGGATCAGCGGACGGGTGGAGGAATTTGATGGCGAGGAGCTGGATGGTGCGGCGCGCGCCGAAACGGCTCTGGAGGATTTGCGTGAACAAATCGACAGGTCTGTGATTAACAGCTATGAACTGACCCGGAATATTCAGCAGTTCAAAAACATCCGCTCCTCTATTGATGTGAGCGCGGACGGTGAGGGGCATACCGGCCAGATCACCTATGAGATTGATGCTGAATATTTTCAGGGTCCTGACGATTTTTACCCCATTACACCCACCACGATTGATGAAATGGTCATCACTGTCAGTATGCCGGACGGAACAACCGAACCGGTGGTAGTGGTCCCGCTTAAGGAGTAATTCCGTGAAAGTCAGACTGACACCAGGTCGCGCTGTGCGCGATCCGGATAACGGCCTGCTGTTGCCTGAAAACAGCCCGGTGGAGGTACCGGACAATGCCTTCTGGCGTCGTCGTCTGCGTGACGGTGACGTTGTGCTGGTGCCCAAATCTCAGGGAGGTAAAAAGTGACAATTCCCTTTGCAAGCATTCCTGACAACCTGCGAACGCCGCTCTTTTTCGTTGAGCTGGATAATTCTATGGCCAACACCGCGACGGCCACGCAGCGCACCCTGTTAATTGGCCTGATGCTGCCCGGTGCGGGTCAGCAGCCGAATGTACCGGTGCTGGTTTCTTCAGCCCAGACGGTGGCGAATCTGTGCGGTAGCGGCTCCCAGCTGCATCTGATGATGCAGGCGTATATCAAAAATGATATCGCAGGGAATGTCTATATTTTACCTCTGGCGGATCCCGGTGAACTGGACTCTTCCTCCGGCCCGGCAGATATGATCGCGGCAAGTGGCGCTATCAATGTCACCGCCTCAAGTACCGCCGCGGGAATTATCTCGCTGTATATTGGCGGCGTACGTGTGCAGGTGGCGATCCGGCCGACCAACCCCCCGGAGGATATTGCGGGTTTCCTGGCGCAGGCGATTAATAAAATGACGTCCCTGCCGGTGACGGCGATCCAGTCTGCAGGGACCGGCAGTATCGCCATCCAGGCAAAAAATGCCGGTGAAGCCGGTAACAGTATCCGGCTGCAGATGAATTTGCTCGGCACGCCCGGAGGCGAAGCGACGCCTGCAGGTCTCGGTATTCAGCTCACCAGTCTGAGTGGTGGGGCGGGTGCTCCCGCGCTGGATGATGCGCTGGCCAGTTTAGGCGATAAGGCATACGACTTTATTGTCTGTCCGTATACCGATACCACGTCACTGAACAGTCTGAAAGATTTTCTTTCTGATTCGGATGGTCGCTGGAACTGGTCTCAGCAGCTTTACGGGCACGTATTTACGTACGCGTCCGGGACGTATGGTGAACTGACGGCAAAAGGGGAGCTTCGCAACAACCAGCATGAATCCCTGCCGGGGATGTACAACTCGCCCACCCCTGATTTTGTCTGGGCGGCCGCGATTGCAGGTGCAGCGGCACCCAGCCTGAGAAATTCACCGATGCGGCCGTTACAGACGCTGGCGGTGAGTGGCGTGATGGCACCGCCGGAACCGGATCGTTTCATGCTGGTGGAGCGTAACAATCTGCTGCACAGCGGTATTTCCACGCTGACCGTGGATGATGACGGCACGGTGCGCATCGAAAACCTGATAACAACCTATCAGACAAACAATTATGGCGCGGAAGATGACAGCTATCTGCAAATCGAAACGCTGTTCCTCCTTATGTACAACAACCGCTGGCTGAAAACTCAGGTGACCTCGAAATTTGCCCGTATGTCTCTGGTGAAAGATGGTACACGTTTTGCGACGGGTTCAGCGATTGTGACCCCTTCAACTATCAAAGCCGAACTGATTGCAGACTATAAAACGCTGGAATATGCGGGGTATGCCCAGGATTCGGAAGGTTTTGCAAAAGGGCTGATTGTCGAGCAGAACAGTAAAAATCCGAACCGGGTGGACGTGCTCTGGGATGGTGTCTTGCCGAACCAGTTGCGCATTTTCGCGGTACTCAACCAGTTCCGTCTGCAGAGTGCGGTAACAGCTTAAGTAAGGAGTCAATTATGTCCGATCTTCTGGCAGGTACCGCCGCCGTTACGGTTGGCGGTCTGACAATCATGGTGGCCGGAAAATTCAAATACCGGCCATCAAAAGTAAAACGTACCACGCTCACGGGTATGGACGGGGTTCACGGGTACAAAGAGGAGTATGTGCCGGGCCAAATTGGCTGCGATGTTCGCGACAGCGGCGGAACGACCGTCGCGGATTTTAACGGACAGACGAATGTCAACATTGTCGCGCAGCTCGCCAACGGTAAAACACTTATTGGCAGCGGACTGTGGACGGTGGATACGCAGGAAGTCAACAGCGAGGACGCCACGTTCTCGGTGATGTGGGAAGGGCGCGAGGTCACGGAGAACTAAGATGGAACAACAATTTGAAGAGGAATTAACCATCAAGCTTGATGACGCGGTCTCCACCCTGAACGGAAAGGAGTCATGGGAGCGCATCACGCTGCGGGAGCCTAATTTTGCAGAGGTCTCTGATTTCTATCGTGAATCCCGAAAAACCAATGAGCATGACGCGATGGCGGTGCTTATCTCGGTTATTTCCGGTGTCAACCTGATGGCGGTGAAGAAGCTGCCGATCCGGAAATTCAGGGAGGCGCAGGCGTACCTGCTGGGTTTTTTGAATTACTTCCCGACCCTGGAGAATGGGAAGACAGAATAGCTGATGTGACGTACTTCTGGGGATGGGGGCCGCATGATGCGGCCCTTCTTTCGTGGAGCCGGCTGCAGTTCTGGTATACCCAGGGGCTGCGCATCAACCGGGTGAGGTCTGGTGATGGCGGATAATAATTTTGATTTTAAAGTACAGGCTGACGATCAGGCGTCGGCGGTGCTGCAGCAGATAAATGATCAGGTTAAGGTGCTGCAGCCTGAGCTGGCAAAAATGCGGGAAGGACTGGCGCTGGGAGGACAGGAAACTGAGGAAGGACTTTCCGCTTTTAACACCCAGTTTCAGAACCTGAGCCGTCTGGCCAAAGATAATGTGCAGTTGTTTGGCGATATGGTACCCCCCCTGAAGATGGTTTCCGGCCTGACGGGCGATTTTGCAGGGAAGATAACCCGATTCGGTGCAGTGGGGGCGCTGACCTATGGTGCCGTGAAGGGAATATCTGCGGTAGGCAGCGCGATGAGTGAGGCTGCTGACGATGCTTATTCGCTCGATGTTGCCGCCAAAAATGCCGGAATGTCGGTACGTGATTTCTCGCAACTATCAGGAGCTATGCGTTTATTAGGAACGGACAGTGCCGCTGCACAATCCAGCGTGGAGGGACTGTATAAAACCTTCAACGATGCACTGCAGGGGAGAAACAGTAACGTTCTGGCGGTAATGGCGCAGATCAATGCGCCTATCGCGCGTAATAATGATGGTACGGCCAATGTGCTTAAAACCATGGAAGGGCTGGCCGCCATATTTCCGAAACTGGCTCCCCAGAATCAGAAAACGGTGGCCGATGCGCTGGGACTTGATGCGAATACGCTTCAGCTGCTTCGTGAAGGGGTCCGGCTTAAGGAATTACTGACAAAATCCGATCAGGTTGGCCTGACTGTTGATCCTGCAGCAAATTCCGCGCTGTCCAGCCTTAACAGTCAACTGGTGGAGCTGTCTGCTACCTGGGATGGTTTAAAGAAACGAAGCCAGCAGAAAATGGCGGGCGCGCTGCTGTCGGACGGTTCCGTAAAAGACGGGCTTGAGGGCATCGGGGATCTGATGACAAACGGTGATCTCACCGGCCTGTCCCATGCGCTGGGTTTTATCAGCAGCGCAGATGCCGCGAAACTGCGAAAAATGCAGGGCAATAAAGCGCTTTATGACAGCCTGACCCGTCGGGAGCGTGGGGCGGTTGATGCCGGTTTCATGACGGATGCAGTGAGAGAACGGTATGAGAGCTGGTACGGTGCGACTGACCGGGCGGAGCAACTGCAAAGCGATCTGATGGCGGTCAATCCGGCACCTCCGCTATTATCCCGTCCTCCTTCACCAAGTGTTAATCCGACAGCACGGTCAGTACGAAACAACAATCCCTGGAATCTGCGTTATGCCGGTCAGTGGGGAGCCACTCCGGCCGCCGGTAATTTTGCGGCGTTTCAGACGCCTGAAGATGGATTACTGGCAGCAGACAGGCAGCTGCAGCTTTATGCCAGCGGCAGAGCCCGCGCCGCAAACGGCATTCCGCTAACAACGCTCCGCAGCATTATCAGTGTCGCTTCCCCCAACAATGAAAACGACACGGCAAATATGATCCGTGATGCCAGCAGAGAACTGGGGACTTCACCGGACAGGCAACTTAACCTCGCTGATCCGGGTGAGCGTTCCCGCGTCCTCCACGCCTTATTTGAGCGTGAAGGCAATAACCCCTGGAGTACAGAGCAGATTGAGCAGCTCATCACGAAGGCGGCCATGCCGCCGCAAAGCCCGGCAGCAGACCAGACACAATCACCGTCACTTTCCGGTCCCGCATCCACTCCTCAGCCCGCCGCTCCGTTGATAACGCCACAGCAACCGGCATCGCCGGTACAGACTCAGGAACTGACCGAGACGCTGGCGACGGCGCTGAAGGATAACGGGATCAAGGTGGAGCTGACGCTGATTAATGACAAAACCGGTGACAGAAAAACGTTTACGGGCACCGGCGGCAAAACTGTCGCCGCAATGACATTTCCATAATGAGGGGCGGGTATGACGATTGTTGGTGACGCGCTTTCCAGCCTGACGCAGGGCGGTGGTGAACGCTGGAAATGGGAAGAAAACCTCCACCCCGCATCGTTTCGAGGTGTGCCTTTCGCGGTCACTGGCGGGGAAAGTCAGTTTGGCCGCCGTCAGGCTGTCCATGAGTATCCTATGCGCGATCGGGTGTGGGTGGAAGATCTGGGGAGAGGAACCCGACGTATCACGCTGCATGGATTCATCGTTCAGGGAAGCCGGATTTACAGCGCCGGTGATGTGCTGACCCAGCGTGATTCACTGGTGGCAGCCTGTGAAACAAAAGGCACCGGTACGCTGGTCCATCCCACGCTTGGGGAACTGACGGTCAGCATTCCTGATGGCGGGCTCAAACTGCGTGAGGGGGTGAATCAGGGGCGAAGCTTCAGCTTTACGCTGACGTGTCTCGAAGGGGGGCTGAAAGCCTTTGCGCTAACGACCGGCAGTCCGGCGGACAGTTCGTCTGACCAGAGCTGGTTTTCAACGGTGACGACGGCAGCGGCCTCCGTGATTGCTGAGGTGAAAGGCGAAATACTGTCTGTTAAACATGCGGCCACCACGATTCAGAACACGCTGACATTCTGGTCAAACTTTGTGGCCAGCACTGCGAAGGAGGCGACCACGCTCGCCAGTTCGCTGAATTCCACCCTTGGAAACCTGCGTTTTGGTCGCGACTGTAATGGCTTTGCAGGTGGCAGTATTTCAGGGCTGACGGGGAAAATGGCCACTGCCGCGGCACCGGTGGATTACCCGGCGCTGGTGGCAGACAAAAATACCCAGATAGTCCGGGCGGGAACTGAAATCGCCGCGTCGGTGGCAGCATTATCCGCCATGCGGGATATCAGTACCGTACCGGATGCAGTGCAGTCGCTGATGATCACGCTGACGAAGGCCGTTCCTTCCACGAAGGACCAACTGGCGCTGTTCGAAGCCATGATGTCGGACTCCGCTTTTGATGGCACTTACTACAACGACACCACCAGTCAGCAGGTATACGCCGCGTTAACGGCATATCTGAAAATCATGAGCGCGGCGATGTTTGCCCGGGTTGCCGTGTCGGTGGTGCTGACCGGGACGCTTGCAGCCCAGGATTTATTTAACCGGGGCATCGCCGCACTGGACACTGCCAGCCTGCTGGCGAGTGACCATGACCACGATGACCTCTGGAACAACATTGAAGTGCTGAGGGAAATCTTCACTCAGAACATGCTGGCTCAGGGGCTGGATGCAACCCGTGTGGCATGGTCATTTGCTTTCCCACTGCCTGCACTGACGATGGCTAACCGTATCTGGCAGGATGCAGGCCGCGCTGATGCGCTGGTGGTGTCTGCCGGTCCTGTCCATCCGGCATTTATGCCGCTTACCATGGAGATAACCGATGGCACAGGCTGATGATGAGCTGGTTCTGGAAACGAACGGTATCGCGATTCAGGGCTGGGATCGTATTTCCGTGTCCCGGAGCATTGAGCGGTTGCCTTCATCGTTCAGTCTGGGACTTCTGGATCTCTATCCCGGTAGCGGAAACCAGCAGCGTGTACAGACCGGTGAAAGCTGCCGGGTGCTGCTGGGGCAGGACGCTGTACTGACGGGGTATATCGACAGGTGGTCCCCAGCGCTGGCTCCCGGGCGGCATGAAATCAGGGCAACCGGCCGCAGTAAGTGCCAGGACCTGGTGGACTGCAGCGCGGAGTGGCCATCTAACGTTATCAGTAACGCGGATGCGCAGGGGATCGCGCAACGGCTGGCATCACCCTACGGTATTTCGGTTACGACAGATGTCAGCGGCATTCGCGCTGTTCCCCAGTTCACGCTGAACTGGGGGGAATCCCCTCAGGAAATTATAGACAGGGTAACCCGCTGGGCTGGCCTGCTTTATTACGATCTCCCTGACGGGAATCTGTTTCTGACTCGCGTGGGGAATAAGCGGGCGGCCAGCGGGCTGGAGGAGGGCGTGAATGTCGAGCATGCCTGGTATGAAGAATCCATGGATGAACGCTTTTCCGACTATACCGGCGTATCAATGAATTTTACGCCTGTCGGCGAGGCGGGCGACTCCGGTTATAACGCGGTGACGCTGGCAACTGCGCGTGATCCTGAAGCGGCGTCAATGCGTTATCGCAAGCGGATCATCATCGTGGAAAGTACGCTTGTTGCGCGCGATATGGCAACCGACTGTATTAACTGGGAGATGAACCGGCGTTATGGCCGTTCCCGGACACTCCGCGTGGTGACTGACAGCTGGCGCGACAGCGCGGGGGCGCTGTGGGAGCCAAATACGCTGGTGCCTGTCCACCTGCCGACGATCGGGGTAGAGCCGCAGGATATGCTGCTGGCCGAAGTGACTTACCTCCGGGATGACGATGGCACACATGCGGAAATGCTGCTGCTGCCTCCAGCCGCTTTTGCCATACAGCCTTACGCATTCTATTCAAATTTACTGGAACTCACATGAATGACGTCCTGAGCCGGTTATACCGGCGTATCACGATGCTGGTGGGCATTGGCAGAACGACAGGTGTCGCGGATGACAGCGGGACGACGCAGACGCTGCAGTATAAAACCCCTTTTGATGTCAGGGGGAATACGCTGCGAATGACGGAATTTGGCTTTTCCTCCGGGCTGCCGGCCGGGAGTGATGTGCTTATTCTCAGCCTTGGCGGCGATCGTTCCAGTCAGGTCATTGTTGCAACCAATCACGGCTCAACGCGTTACGGAAATTTAAACCCCGGGGAAACGGTCATTTATGACGCCCAGGGTAAAGCCGTGCTGCTGGGCAAAGACAAGCTCACGGTTAAATGTGCCGGACAGGATATCGAGGTTCTGGAGGCCCTGAACGCGACAATTACCGCCAGCGTCAAAGTCCGGCTGGAGACTCCACTGGTGGAGAGCACCGGCGATATTGTCGATAACTGTGAGTCCAATCAGGTCAGCATGAAAGCACTGCGCGAAGCCTATAACCTCCACGGTCACGACGTGAAGAACGTGCAGGCGGGCAACGATTCGCGCACCAGTGAAAAAACAAATAAGGAGGTTTGATGGCCGATATCAGGACTGTCTGGTTTACGGAAGCCGGGTTTGCCGGCTGGCAGGAAGATACCCACGACCTGGTGAAAGGGGACGATATTGAAACCGCTGTGCTGATTAGTCTTTTCAGTGACCGGCTGGCGACTGAGGATGATGTGACCGACGACGGCGATCGCCGGGGGTGGTGGGGAGATAACGGGGATGATGTGCTGCTGGGGTCCCGTCTGTGGTTGCTGAACCGCAGCCCGCTTTCCCGGGCCGTGGCGAGAAAAGCGGAGGTGTATGCCGAAGAAGCGCTGACCTGGCTGGTGTCTGATGGGGTGCTGTCTTCCGTCAGCGCATCGGGCCGGATTGTCTGGCCGGACAGGCTTTATCTGACCATTCTGCTGTTTCGCCCGGATGGCAGTACACAGGAATATCAATTCAAATGGCTGTGGGGAGAGAATAATGCCGTATCAGCGACCTACGCTCAGTGAGTTACGCAGCCGGAACCGACAGTTCATTACTTCGGAGCTGGAGAACACCGGCGAGCTGCTGAGATTTTCAAACTTACGGATCATGGCCGATATGGATGCCGGCATGAGCCACCTGCACTATGCCTTTCTTGACTGGATAGCCCGGCAGAGCAACCCGTTCACCGCAGAAGATGAATGGCTGGCGGCGTGGGGGGCGCTTAAAAATGTGTATCAGAAGGACGCTACCGCCGCGACCTGTCCGGCTGTCCTGTTCAAAAAAGGGAATGAGGGGGCCGTTATTCCGGCAGGGAGTCTGCTGAACCGGAATACGGGCGTGCAGTACAGCCTTGATCATGCCGTGACAATTGGCACGGATAACACCGGAACCGGCAGTATTACTGCGGTGTTACCAGAAATCGGCAGCACTCTGACCGTCGCGGACGGGAACGCGCCTGCAGGAACAACGCTGGTGCTGGACAGCGCCATTGATAGTGTGGACAGTACCGCAGTTGCCGTTGAGCCGATTTCCGGTGGCGCGAATATGGAAAGCCAGGACGCCTTCCGTCAGCGGGTACTGCAGGCGTATCAGTCCATTGCGGAAGGGGGAAGCGATGATGATTACAGACGCTGGGCGCTGGAGGTGCCGGGGGTGACCCGGGCGTGGGTGGATCCCCGGATACTGGGTGCCGGCAGTGTGGGCCTCTACTTCATGTGCGATGGCGACGACCGGACAAACCACGGTTTTCCTGTCGGGACCGATGGTGTTGCCACCAACGAAAAATACCCCTACGGGAAAGCAACTGGTGATCAGCTGCGCGTCGCGGATTACATTTTCCCGCTTCGTCCGTCCACTACGCTGGTCTGGGTATGCTCCCCCCTGCAGAACGTCATTGATTTTGATATTGGCGGTATACCGGATGCCGGTGCTGATGTGGTTGCCGCGATAGAGGGGGCCATTGATGAGGTGTTTTTCGATGACGGGGAGCCCGGGGGAAAGATATTTCTGTCTGATTTGTCGCTGGCCATCGGCGCTATCGACGGTACACGCGGGTTTGTCCTGAACCAGCCCACAGGCACCTTTATTCAGCTCGATGCCGGCGCGCTTCCGCTGCGTGGCCATATTAACTTCTCCGGGGGCTCATCATGAGCCTTTACAGTCATCAGGAGTATGCGTCAGCCCTCGGAAAGTTGTTACCGCCGGGGAAAGCCTGGGTACACGATGCAGGAACGGTAACGGGAAACGTGCTGCTGGGACTGGGAAAATCGTTTGAAGCGAGCGATACCGCGGCATTTTCCCTGCTGCGTAATGCCTTCCCGGCCACGGCCGGATCACTGCTGACGGACTGGGAGCAGGCTTTAGGGCTTCCGGATGACTGCTCTATCGGCGAGATGACGACCATTGCGCTCCGGCGTGCTGCTGTCGTGACGAAACTGACCAGTGACGGCAGCTTATCCATCACATCGCTTGTCGATGTTCTGGCCCGTTCTGGTTATACCGTTACGGTGACGGAGTTCAGGCGTGCCCGGTGTGGTCTTTCTGCATGTGGTGATGCCCTGAACGGTGATGACTGGCCGCTGGTGCTGCAGGTCAACGTCCCGGAGACGACCATTGTCCGGGCAAAGTGCGGACAGGCTCACTGTGGTGACCCACTGAGAACGTGGGGCAATAAACGGATGGAATGTATTCTGAAGCGGCTGGTGGCCCCGGATATTATTTTACGGATTAATTACATCCCTTCTTCTTCCTGATTAATTAATTTTCTGACCCCTTCTTTTTTAATAATCACTTAACCGTGAGGGTTACTCATGCTCAAAATTGGTGAGCTCACCGATACTGCCGATGATAACGGTGAATTTACAGACGGCAATGTGGCCGGAAATATCCAGCCAACAGAATTAATGGGCGGCTGGTTTACGACAGTACAGCGGGAGCTTATAGCTGTTCTGACGGCAACCGGAATGGAGCCAGATAAAAATAATGATGCCCAGGTGATTGCGGCTATTCAGAAACTGATAGCGGAATCAGCAGAGGAAAATTCAGGGGTACCTGTTGGCACCCCGATCCCCTGGCCATCGGATAGTCTTCCTGCCGGGCGTACGGCATATGCCTTCATGCAGGGGCAGACCTTCACGGCGGCGGCGTACCCAAAACTTGCAGCGGCTTACCCGTCCGGCGTTATCCCGGATTTTCGTGGCCAGACCATCAAGGGCAAACCTGCCAGCGGGCGCGCCGTTCTGTCACTGGAGCAGGACGGTATCAAGTTGCACGGCCACACGGCAACGGCAGCAGCAACCGATCTTGGCACCAAAGCGACAACCTCTTTTGATTACGGTACGAAAACCGCCAGCACGTTTGATTACGGCACGAAAACGACAGATTCAACCGGGGTTCACGTGCATGGCGTGTACGGTTTTGGTGGTGGTTCTCATTTAGGTGCGACAGGTGATAACAACAGAGCCATGACTCCCGGACAGACTGATAGCCAGGGGGCTCACTCACATTCTGTCGCGATTGGCACCCATAACCACTCCGTCTCCATCGGCGCACATACCCATAACGTCGTTATCGGCTCTCACGATCATACCGTCACAGTGGATGCC